TAAGCAAAAACTATCCCAGTATCGTGTGAAAATAGTTAATCTAAAGGATAGTCTTCGCTTGTTCTGCCATCTCCTCTAATTGTGCCTCTGACACAGCGTCAGCACATAAAGTCTCCATAAATCCTATCACAGCTTTAGTAATCCTATAGTCTGTCACAGGCACAGGGTTCTCTAACATCTCTGCTTCCACATGATTAAACAAATCAGTTAGCAAATCCTCTCGGTCACGGAACACATTCAGTCCTGTTATCACAAAACTAATATGTTCTAGTATTTTAGTATTTTCTTCATCACTCATAATTATTCTCCATATCTAAGTATAGTTTAGTTACTCGCCATTTAACACTATCTTCCTCATTATAATCTTCCCACTCTATATCAGTGTTTGGATAATGTTTTTCTATAACAGGTTTTAAGTCTGTCATAAAGGCTTTAAATCTTTCTTCCATCATGCACTCTCCTTTTGTTTAGTTAATTTGTATTCTTCTTCAGTCAAATAAGAATAAGAAGATAGAAACTCTGTTTTAGACAAGAGTTTAAAATCTATCATCTTTTCTTTATCGTCTGTAAAGTCTTTATAATTCATCATTAACCCACTCCTCATATTCTGTTTCCGCTTCTAAGTCGTCTAAATGAGACTCAATTCTTTTTTCTATATGGTGAGGGATATCTACAATATCTTCCGTAGCTCCGTCCTCATAATAGATTACTAATTTATAGCCAGTTATTTTCATGCACTCTCCTCTAAATTAAATTCAGCTACTATATCTTTAAAGCCAATACATTTATTATTTTCATATTCGACTTCCCAAATTTCTAGCTTATCGCCTTCATCTGTTACACGGATTTCAAACTCTACACCTTCATGTGTAAAGTGCCGAGCAAAACTAGGATCTAGTTTAAATACTTCAACCATTTTTACCTCTTTCACTTCTTTTACTTCTTGCATTGGTTTACCTCCTCTTCTTCATATCTAAATCTGTGCAAAGTTTCTTTTTGTATGGTTAGTCTGTTTATTACACTTTCTAAAATGCCTTTATCTCTTGTTCTGTATTTAGAGATAAACCCATCTTTCTTTATAATTTTTAAAACATCTACCAACACTTCAAGATTATTTTCAGCTTCTCTTGTTGCTCTAAAAATATCCATTATTTCACCTCCTTTATTTCATGGTTTTGCCAATCTCCTTTATGGAGTAGTTTGAATTTAGATCCACCCGTTGATTCTGCTTTCTGCATGACTTCAATTTTATCTTTAGCCATTACATCCAGGTAATAATAAACAGGCTGCATAGTTATAACTCGGTATTTCTTTTTTGGTTGGCTCATCTCTTCACCCTCACAAAGTCCATATAATCGGACTGTTCACGTTTGGTCATCTCAACCCATAGGATTTTATTAAATGGTTTATCATACTTCCTGGACATTCTGCGAATGAATAGGTTATGCATGAATACGTCTATACAGTTTTTAATGTGTTTCATGCTAACCTCCCTTCTGCTGTAAATTCATAATCATTTGCTTCAAGGTTGCCATAGCAATCTTTTCTATTTATATAAATGGTTCTACTCATCAGACACCTCCTCTTCAATAACATAAAAGTCTGTACTAAGGCATACAGGACAAACACACTCTTTTGTTTTTGGATGTTCTGCCCATTCATTACCTGTATGGTCACAGGTCATACATTGGTTTAAGTTTTCAGATATATTCATTTCTGTTGCTGGGTTCATGCTTCCACCTGTTCCATTTCTTCAATATCCAAAGTTAAAGAAGCACAAATTTCAAAGGCATACCAAACCAATAAGTTTTTAAGTGTGCTATCGTCTGTGACATTCTCGCCACCATTTAAGTTAGCAATATATTGTAATGGTGTTGTATCTGTGCCGAATATATCGTCCTCTATTAAAGACCAGATATCGTCCTTAAACATATCGTATAGTTTAGAAGTCTCTGAATAATAAATTAACCCAGAAACACCGCCAGAAGCTCCGTGCTTTGCCAATGTTCTGATATCTTCCTTTTCAAAGTTTTGCAGTATGTAACCGCTTATATTGTCGTATGCGTTCATTCTCCTTTCTCCTTAAACATAAAAAGAGTAGCTTCTTCTATTTCAAAATCATCTAAAGATTCAGCTTCTTCTCTATCTTTGTTGTTATCTTCTAACCACTTATTTAAGTTATTAGTAGTAGCTACATAGTCACGATTACCACAACCATCATTCGAATATATGTTATATATTTCTTCTCCGTTCATTCTCTCTTTCTCCACCTACTTAATTGTAGGTATGTGTATATTTAAGTATAAAAGTGTATATATATCAAGCATTTAGGGTAAAAAAGTATAAGTATTTTTTGCCTGTTCTCTGTATAGTGCTAAAATAAAGAACATTAAAAGCATTAAAAATTATGCAAATGACGGAAAAAAAGAGAAAAAAACCAGGAAGAAAGCTCATAAATATAGATTTAGATCAAGTTGAACGCCTGGCATCACAAGGACTAGGAACAACACAGATAGCTCGTGCTTTGGGCGTTTCTTGGAATACTATAGACAGAAACAGAAAGCGTTCTGGTGATTTTGAAGACGCTATAAAAAGAGGAACAGCAAGAGGTCTGGCCACAGTCACAAACTCTTTGTATCAATCTGCCAATGATGGCAATGTCACCGCCCAAATATTCTATTTAAAGAATAGAGACAGCAATGCCTGGGCGGACAAAGTAGAGACAACCTTTAACGTGGATCTTAAAAACGTCATAGACAACGCAAGAGAGCGGCTAGAGAACAACCAGGAACATATAATAGAAGCTAAGACTGTTGATATAAAAGAGATACAAGCAGGAAAGGCTAAGTCTCAACAAGGAATTAACCCTCAAATTAAGGAGGACAAAGACAATAAATAAATAGGGTGGGGTCGTTTATTCTCTCTCTTTTCAATTTTACCCGTTGAAAATCACCGAATGACCCCCCCTTTAATTTATCGGCAGTAGTATCGTATATGTAAGTGTTGCGATAATTTTTTTTTAGTTATGAAAATAGACAAGAAAGCCATGGAAGAATCAGTCACCGACACAATGCTAGGTGCAGCGTTTAACTTCCCAATCTCATGGGCCACACTAGCAATCTGTTTGGCATTTACAACAGACCCACTAAAGATCGCTGTTATACAACTTGTGGTTTTAACATTAGCTGCAATTATAAGACGTTATTACACACGCTTATATTTCAAAAACAAAGAATAAGAGAGGGTAAAGATATAGACATTCCATTTCCAAACAAAAAATACAATATCATATATGCAGATCCACCTTGGCAATTTAACAGCAGAATACATCAAGAGAACAGGGGCTTTACACATAGTCTTGAAAAACATTATTCAACCATGACAGAAGCAGAAATATGTTCTCTACCAGTAAAAGACATAACAAATGATGATTGTATTCTGTTTATGTGGGTGACAGACAGCCATCTCAAAGAGGGTTTGAAAGTTATAGATAGTTGGGGTTTCAATTATAAGACCATTGGTTTCACATGGGTAAAACATTATGAAAGTGGTTCTACTTGTTATAACTTTTCTCCCTACCTTTTGAAATCAACGGAGATATGTTTAATTGGCATGAAGGGCAAGCTCGCAAACATAAAAGAAAGAAACGACATCAAGGGTTTGGTGGCAGACATTAGAACCAAACACAGTAAGAAACCAGAGGAAGTTAGAAAAAGAATAGAACAAATGTGCAAAGACTTGCCAAAAATTGAATTGTTCGCTCGACACAAAACAGAAGGCTGGGATGTCTGGGGTAACGAAGTATGAAATACTCAGCCAAACAAGAACAAGAATTAATGACCGATATATGGTCGCCTGCTGTCAAAGACAGTCCACTAAACTTTGTTAAGTTCATCTTCCCCTGGGGTCAGAAAGACACCCCCCTCGAAGATTTCACTGGCCCAAGAGCATGGCAAGAAAAAATTTTATTAGAAATTGGCACACACATACAACGCAACCATGGCAAAGTCACCCCAGAAATGTTCCGCCTTGCCGTAGCATCAGGTCGTGGCATAGGAAAATCAGCCTTAGTCGCTTGGCTTATACTCTGGATGCTCTCTACCCGCATGGGGTCAACCATCATAGTAACCGCCAACACCGAACAACAGCTTCGCTCAAGAACTTGGGCGGAACTCGGTAAGTGGCTTACCCTCGCTATCAACGCCCACTGGTTTAATAAGACAGCCACCACGATCAAACCCGCAGGCTGGTATGAAGAAGCCCTCATACGAGATTTACAAATCGACACTGGCTACTACTACGCTCAAGCTCAACTCTGGAGTGAAGAAAACCCCGATGCTTTCGCTGGTGTCCACTCCAACTATGGTGTCTTATTAATCATGGATGAAGCATCAGGTATCCCATCACCCATCTACTCAGTCTCGGAAGGTTTCTTCTCCGAACCAACGCAAAACAGATTTTGGTGTGCTTTCTCCAACCCCAGAAGAAACACTGGTCCGTTCTACGACAGCTTCCACTCCAACAAGAAATACTGGCACACCGAACAAATTGATTCCCGCTCAGTCGAAAACACTGACACCCAACTATTCAATCGTATGCTCGAACAATACGGAGAAGATTCAACCGTTGCCCGTGTCGAAGTCCTGGGAGAATTTCCAAGAGCCGATGATGATGCCGTCATCCCTATCGAACTAGCTAGAGCTGCCGTTGACCGAGACGTAAACATTACCGCTTCCGATCCAATCGTTTGGGGGTTAGACGTAGCCAGGTTCGGTGGTGACAATACTGCCCTCTGCAAACGCCAAGGTAATACTGTTACTGAAATTAAAACTTTTAAATCTATGGATTTAATGCAATTATGTGGAGCGATTCATAATGAGTATGAAGAGTGTACGGCCTTAGAGACACCGCAAGAAATCCTAGTTGACTCCATTGGTTTAGGATCTGGGGTGGTCGATAGACTAGCTGAACTCAATCTACCCGCCCGTGGGGTAAATGTGTCAGAGTCTCCTGCCAGCAAAAAGAAATTTATTAATTTGCGAGCTGAACTTTGGTTTCAAATTAAAGAGTGGTTGGCCCAACGTAATTGCCGACTGCCAAGCGATGATGAATTGATAGCTGAATTGGTTGCACCTAGCTATTCATATAATTCATCAGGTAAGATAAAAATAGAAAGTAAAGAACAAATGAAGAAACGTGGACAGAAGTCACCAGATAAAGCTGATGCTCTAGCGTTGACAATGGCAAGTTCTGCCGTAACTTTTTCGGGAAATTCATCATTTATGGGGTATAATTTCAAAAGACCACTCAAATCAAAAATTTTTCGAGTAGGATAATTTTATGAAAGAATACAAAGATCAATTAGAAAATGCAAACTATACAGAACTAGAAAGCTGCATTAAAGCCGAATATGATGATGCCAAAGATTATATTGACCAAGTAGGCGAAGATAGAGCCGAAGCCACAGAATATTATCTTGGTCACGAACCTGAAGGTTCAAGTGAAATGCAATCCGAGTTTGTCTCAACCGATGTCAGAGACACAATCTTATTTATGCTACCTTCCATCATGCGAACTTTCTTTGGTACTAAGAAGTCCGTAGAGTTTGTGCCAACCAATCCAGAAGATGTACCGATAGCAGAACAACAAACCAATTACATAAACTACATCATTCAAGAAAAGAACAATGGCTTTAAAGTTTTCTACGATGCTTTCAAAGATGCTTTGATTAGAAAGACTGGTTATGTCAAAGCCTTCTGGGATGACAGCATATCAGTTAGCAACCACGAATACACAGGTTTAGATAAGCAAGCTAGAGATGCACTACTACTCGACAAAGATGTAGAGATAGTCGAAGAAAAAGTTGAAACAGAAATGATGATGGTTATAGATGAAGCAACAGGCGAACAAGTTGAGCAAGAGTTTCCAGTTCGCTATGACCTTAAAATTAGAAGAGTTAAAAAGAAAAACCAAGTGGTTATTGAATCAATACCACCTGAAGAAGTTTTAATCTCCAGAGATGCTAGAGATTTAGAATCAGCAAGCTACGTTGCTCACCGTATGATTAAGACAGTGAGTGAGTTAGTTGCTATGGGTTACGATCAAGAAGATATGGAACAGTATGCAGGGTCAGGCAATATGCTTGATGCAGATTCTTACGATGAAGAAAATGCTAGAAACCCATACGCTAACGATGAATTTGATAGCCCTGATCCAAAAAACAAAAACGTATTATACGTTGAACATTATTTAAATTACGATTTAGATGGCGATGGCATAGACGAACGAATTAGGGTTTGTACTGCTGGTAACGGTGTAAATGTGGTACACGTCTCCCCTTGGGATGATCTACCAATAGTTCTCTTTTCTCCTGATCCCGAACCACACACTTCGATTGGTAGTTGTCCAGCAGATTATCTAATGCCTATTCAAAGAGCAAAATCTCAGATTATGAGAGACACACTCGACAGTTTAGGTCACGCCATCTTCCCAAGAATGGGAATAGTAGAAGGACAAGTCAATGTTGATGATGTCCTTAACACCGATATTGGCCAACCTATCAGAATGAGAGCCCCAGGTATGGTCCAACCATTCGCTGTACCTTTTGTTGGTAAAGAAGCCTTCCCAGTTTTAGGTTACTTAGATGAATCAAAAGAAAACCGTAGTGGTGTTTCTAAAGCTAGTGCTGGTTTAAATGCTGATGCTCTACAAAGTTCAACTGCTCAAGCAGTTTCAGCCACAATGTCAGGAGCACAAGGCAGAATAGAACTAATATGTCGTCATTTCGCTGAAAGCGGTATGAAAGCATTATTTAAATTGGTTTATCGTTTAATTATTAAACACCAAGAACAACAAGAAATGGTCAGACTTAATAATAGTTTTGTACCAATAGATCCACGTTTCTGGGATGCTGATAAAGATGTGTCTATTAATATAGCTCTCTCACCATCAAGCGATGCAGAGAAAGTTAATTTCTTGTTACAGCTTTCCCAAAAGCAAGAACAAATCCTACAAACCTTAGGACCAAGTAATCCATTGGTATCACTACAACAGTATGCCAATACTTTAGGCAAGGTGATTGAGATGTCAGGTTTCAAAGATGTTGATGCCTTTATCAATCCTCAAGTACCACCTATGCCACCACAACCTGAACAGCAAAAACCTGATCCTGCTGAAATGTTAGCTCAAGCTGAACTACAGAAAGCTCAAGTCCAAGCTCAGAAGGCTATGATAGATGCTGAAACAGATCGTATGAAAATCTTAATGGAAGATGATAGACAACGTGACGAAGCTGAAGCAGACATGATGATTAAGTCTGCTGAACTACAAGCTAAATTTGGTGCACAAATCAATCAGGCTGAAATTAAAGCTCTGATGGAACGTGATAGAGAAGTAATTAGACAAGTTGCTAAAACACAAGCACAAGGATTATTTAACAATGGCGGACAGCAAGGCAACCAATAAAAGTTATTTTATTGAAATACAAGACGGTGATGAAATCTACACAGGCGAGAACATCACTGCTCAAAACAAAGAAGAAGCAGAACTAAAAGCTATGATCTTGTTTGGCTTTTTGCTTTCTGACGATGCAGAAATAATCACCTTTGAGGAAAACAAAATACATTAATGGCTATTACATATAGAGGTGAAAGGTTTAGCGGTTATAATAAACCTAAAAGAACACCAGGAAAAAGCAAAAAGTTTGCTGTCTTGGCAAAAGTAAAAGATCAAGTAAAATTATTACGTTTTGGTGATCCTAATATGACCATCAAAAAAGACCAACCCAAAAGAAGGAAGTCTTTTAGAGCAAGACATAAATGCGACACCAATCCGCCTAGTAAATTAACACCAAGGTATTGGTCTTGTAAAAAATGGTAAGGAGTTAAAAATGCCAAAAGGATTATACGCAAATATAAACGCAAGAAAGAAAAAAGGAACTAGCAGATCAAAAAAGAAATCAACGATTTCTAAAAAAGCATACGCTAACATGAAAGCTGGTTTTCCAAAGAAAAAGAAATAAGGAGTAATTATGATTGATTTAGTATTTAATATAATATGTCTTGTCTTTATAATAATTGGTCTTGCATCAGTTATTATCTATGCACTACCTGTGCCTAAAGATAAGAAGCTAAAAAAGATTTACGACTATGTAAAACTTATAGCATTAAAAAATAAAAAATAATTCAGATGAACGTCATCGAAAAATTAATAGATCCAGTCTCAACAATCTTGGATAAGTTTGTTGTCGATAAAGATTTAAAACAAAAACTAGAACATGAACTTAAGACAGAACTCCATAAAGCTAATATGGCTCAGATTGAAGTTAATAAAATTGAAGCTGGCCATCGTAGTATATTCGTTGCAGGGTGGCGACCTTTTCTTGGATGGTGTCTATCGTTCGCTATGGCATACCACTTCATTCTTCAACCGATCGCCATTTTTGCAATATCTATTGCAGGCTTATCATACAATTTACCAGAGTTTGATATGAACTCATTAATGACTGTCTTGCTTGGTATGCTTGGATTAGGAGGTATGCGTTCTTATGAAAAAGTTAAGGGCCTTACCAAATGACCAAGATTGGAAAGTTCGATGATAAATCCTCTTTAAACATATCGCTTTCTTACTTAGCTCAAATAATAGTTATTAGCTCTATTGTTGTTTGGGGTTATGCCAGCATCAATGAAAGAATAGACACAAACCTGCAAGAAACAAAAAGACTTAGAGGAAATCAAAATAACTACTTGTTTCCAGACATCAGAACCCTAGAACAACAAGTGATACAATTAGAAAAAGAAGTTTTAATCTTAAAAACTGAAATAGAATTTTACAAAAAAGAAATAGAAAATGAGGAGCTGAATCTTAAATGTCTTGGTTAAATTTTAAAGAAGAAGAGTTTGCGTGTAAGCATACAGGCAAAAATAACATTTCACATGAATTAATAGATAAGTTACAATTATTGAGAAATAAAGTTGGATTCCCAATAATAATCAATTCTGGTTATCGTTCTGAGGAGCACCCGATAGAAGCTGCCAAAGAAAAACCAGGTATTCATGCAGAAGGATTAGCAGTCGATATAAAGGTAGGTGGAGCAGAAGCCTACGAAGTTGTTGGCCATGCTCTTGAATGTGGTTTTAGTGGCATAGGCGTTAGTCAGAAAGGAGGTTATGGTTCACGCTTTATTCACCTGGACATAGCATCAAACAGTTATGACAGACCAAGACCTCATATTTGGAGTTATTGATGGATGATTTAAGCCCTGTTATTTTTTGGAACATTATTTTAACCTTGGTGTACGCACCACTAATCTATAGCATTAGACAGAACGCTAACGAATTAAAAAGAATTGATATATTGCTAAACAAAACCAGAGAAGAAGTTGCTAAAGAGTATGTAACTAAAGATGATCTGGAAGAAGATTTAAAACGAATATTTGACTATCTGGGTAAGTTAGATGGTAAAATAGATAAACTGATACAAAGTTAATATGAATAATTTTTTAAACCAATTCGCATACAACCCCTTAATAAATTCAATGAATGACATAAACCAACTACAAGGTTTGTTTGGTCAACCATCAAGTTACGTTATGCCAAGTTCAGATCCTAACTATACTTCTGGTCATAACTACGCTAAATCTATAGCTGGTGGACAAAACATTGCTAACATGATTGCACCTGGTGTTAGTTATTCACAAGCACAACCAATGGGCTATTCAATGTTTGGGCCAGTCTTACCGCCTAAAGAAGAACCTCCAGTTCAACCACCAATGCCAATGCCAGTACCTAATCCTGGTATGCCAAATCCAATAGATTTTCTTAGCGGAGGAATGGGCGGTGGTGGCATGATTGATTTCGATTATGAAAGATTTAATCAACTTCGTTAATGTCAGATAAACAAACACAACTACAACAAGGTCACGAAGCAGAAACTATTTTAAATAGTGAAGTCTTTAAAATAGCTTTTGAAAATCTAAAATCTGAATACCTAAATATGTGGCAAGAGTCTAAAGAACTAGATTCAAACCTAAGAGAAAAATTATACTTAGCGATTAAAAACTTAACTACTGTTGAGAAACATCTTCGCATATTAGTAGAAAAGGGTAAGATTACAAAAAGTCAGTTAGAAAAAATAAAGTAATTTTATTTTTATTTCCTCTTAAATTCTTTAAAATACATATAACTATTAACTTTATAGGATTAAACTATGAGTGAACCCAGCAACGTAGAATCGACTGGATTTAAAACCGAATTACAACAAACGGCCGATCAGTTTGAAAATCTTATGACTCCCACTGAAGAAGTAGAGGAGCAACAAGAAGAGCAAGTTGAAGAAGTCGAAGAAGAAGCTGTAGAAGATGTTGTCGAAGATGATTATGACATTGACGAGGATATTGAAGAAACAGAAGAAGAAGTAGAATTAGACGAACAAGAATCGTTTGAGGAAGAAGAACAACCAAACGTTTACTCCGTTAAAATAGACGGACAAGAACAAGAGGTCACGTTACAAGAACTCCAACAAGGTTATTCACGTCAAAAAGACTACACTCGTAAAACTCAAGAATTGTCGCAACAAAGAAAAGACTTTGAAGCACAACAAGCAGAGTTAGCGAAAAAGGATGCGATTTACAAAGAATTGCTACCTAGGATGGAACAGTCACTAGAAGGTGAACTTGCTAATGAACCAGACTGGAAATCGCTTTATGAATCTGATCCCATTGCTTATGTAAGGGAAAAAGATGTATGGAACGAGAAGAAAGAAAAGTTCAAAGCTGTGCAAGCTGAACAACAAAGACTTCAGCAAGAAGATGAAGATAAAAGACTTACACAAGCTAAAAACGCTGTTGAGTTTGGTAATCAGAGACTTCTTGAAGCTGTACCTGAATGGAAAGATGCAGACGTTGCTCTTAAAGAGAAACAAAGTATCGCAAAGTACGCCATAGATGTACTTGGTTATTCGCAAGATGAAATCAATCAAGTCTATGACTACAGAGCTTTACTTGGTTTAAGAGACGGCTGGTTACATCACCAAACCAGGAAAGCTATTAAAAAGAAGCCAGTTGAGAAAGCTCCAGCAAGAGTAGGTAAACCAGGCAGTGCTAACAAACCTAAGACAGCAACTCCTTTGAAAAAAGCAAAACAAAGATTAGCTAAGTCAGGCAAATTGCGTGATGCAGCAAAAGTCTTTGAAAATTTAATAGATTAACTTTAACTTTTAGGAGTTTATAACATGGCAAAAGTAACTAACGCTTTCGATACATATTCAGCACAAGCTGACAGAGAAGCATTATCCAATGTGATATATAACATCTCTCCACAGCAAACACCGTTTATGTCATCAATAGGCAAAAATAACGTAAAAAATGTAGTATTCGATTGGCAAACAGAATCACTTCCAACAGCAAGTGGTGCAGGTCAATTAGAAGGTTTTGAATTATCAAGAAGTGCAGCAACAGCTACTTCAAGATTATCAAACGTATGTCAAATCTCTTCAAGAGATGCAACAGTATCAGGTTCACAAGAATCTTCAGATCCAGCAGGTAAAAAATCTGAAATGGCTCACCAACTTTCTATAATGTCAAAAGCATTAAAGAGAGACATGGAAGTAGCTCTTTGTCAGAAAGGTGCTAAAACAACTGGTAATGCTTCAACAGCAAGAGTTACTGGTGGTTTTGAATCATGGATGACATCTAATGTTTCCAGAGGTTCAGGCGGATCTGGTTCAGGTGGCGGTGCTGCTCCAACAGATGGAACACAAAGAGCTTTAACAGAAGTTCTACTTAAAGGTGTTCTGCAATCATGTTTTGCAAACGGTGGTGAACCATCAATGGCAATCTGTGGTCCAGTTAATAAGCAAAAAATATCTGGCTTTACAGGTAGAGCTTCAGCAAGACAATTTGTTGATGCAAACACAGTAGAAGCATCTGTTTCTATCTACTCTTCTGATTTTGGCGATCTAAAAATCGTACCATCAAACTTCAGTAGAGAAAGATCATTACTATTAGTTGATCCAGAATATGCAAAAGTTTCTTACCTAAGAGACTTTAATGTTCAGGACATTGCTAAAATTGGTGATGCTGAAACTAAAATGATTGTCGCTGAGTACGGACTAGAAATGAGCAACGAAGCTGCTCATGGTGTAGTTGCTGACTTAACAACATCATAACCTAGTTAGGGAGAGCTTCGGCTCTCCCTCTTTCTTTTATGTCCACTAAAAAAACTACAATCGTAGATAGTAAAAAAGATTTTAAATCTGCTGTTGTTACTCAAGAACTAGATAACAATAGTGATACGGCTTATCACGTTCACACTCAACAAAACATTCAACCAGTCTTAGAGCACGTTAAAATGCTCAGTCACAACAAACCTGGTAAAGATTTACGTCATGTCGCAGAAGTGCCAATAATAATTTATAATAAAGCTGTAAGAGAAGGTTGGGTGAATGACCGAGCAGCATGGAAGAAATGGCTAAACGACCCAGACAACAAACTATTTAGAACATGGAAAGGTAAGGTATGAACTACTCTGAACTAAAAACAAACATAGCAAACTACTTAAATAGGTCAGACCTAACAAGTCAGATGGATATGTTTATTGATAGTGTCGAGGGTGAACTAAATAGAAGAATAAGAACAAAAGAAATGATTAAAAGAGCTACTGCTACAGCAGATGCTCAATACTTATCATTACCAACCGATTGGTTAGAAGGTGTTAATGTAGAAATTGCTTCTAATAACTTTAGCCCTTTGTTCCAACAATCAATAGAAAGTTTAGACGTTTACAGAAAATCAATTAACAACTCTACAGGGCAACCAATTTATTATGCGTTTGTTGATTCAACAATGGAACTTTGCCCTACCCCTGACAACAGTTATACGTTACAATTAACCTACTACGCAAAAGTTGATGCTTTAAGCGATACCAATACAAGTAATTTTGTTTTGGCTAACCATCAAGATGTTTACTTGTATGGAGCTTTAAAGCACGCATCTATCTATTTAATGGAAGATGACAGAGTAGCAATGTTTTCTGCTCTATTTGAAAAGGCCCTAGAGGAAATCAAAATGGAACAAGAGAAAGCTGAATTTGGCAAAGGATCTTTAATGCAAAGAAGAAAGACCTACGGCAAATCAAAAAGAAATGTTTACCACATGAAGTAAGGAATAAATTATGGCAGGATTTTCAGATTATTTAGAAGATAAAGTTTTAAAACACGTTTTTGGTGGCAGTGCTTATACTGCTCCTGGAACATTATATGTAGCACTTTATACAGTTGCTCCTACCGATACAGGTGGTGGTACTGAAGTATCAGGTGGTGGTTACACTAGAAAAACTGCTGCTTTTACTGTGTCAGGTACAAACCCAACACAAGCAAGTAATACAGCAGCAATAGAATACCCAACTGCAACAGCCAACTATGGCACAGTTGTAGCTGTTGGTGTTCTTGATGCTTCTTCCAGTGGCAACTTAATGGCTTATGCAAATTTAACTTCATCTAAAGTTGTTAGCACAGGGGATGTATTTAGATTCAATGCTGGTGACTTAGATATAACCTTGGCATAACGCATGGCCAGCATAGGCTACAATAAGGGCTTTTACGGCAGGTCCAAATGGAATGAGCTTGCTATACAGGCTTCTTCAACTATTGCAGCCACAACTTCTGGAGCTGGCACACTCACACAAATACACGTTGAAACAGCAGTCATCGCTGCTACTTCTGGTTTTAGTGCAGAAGGTACACAGATTGATAAAGCGACAGCAACCATACAAGCTGTTTCAGGTTTCAATGCTCAAGGCACACAAATAGATCGTGCTCAAGCAACCATAGCCGCAAACTCAGACTTTATAAGTGTTGGTTTCATTACGGCCAAGGGTGAAGCGGTTGTAGCACAAAGTTCAGGCTTTGCTGCAAGTGGTGGTATAATATTCTCAGCAGCTTCAACCATTGCTGAAACAAGTTCACTTATAGCGATAGGTGGGCTAAAATGGGAAGATATTGTAGTTCCATCGGACACTTGGACAGATCAAAATGTTGCCGCAGCAACTTGGACCGATCAAACAAACCCATCAACTACTTGGACAGAATTAGATAAACAAAAGGCAGCATAGATGGCAGATACATTTACAACAAACTTAAACCTAACTAAACCAGAACCAGGTGCATCCGAAGATACTTGGGGTATTAAACTTAACGCAGACCTAGACACCATTGATGCTATCTTTGGTGCAGGTGGCACATCTGTTTCACTTGGTAATGTTTCTGTCGATAGATTGGATCTAGGCGACAACGAAAAGATTAGACTAGGTGCTAGTCAAGATTTACAGGTTTATCACACTGGGTTTGATTCATATATAGATAATTTTACTGGTCATTTAGTAATAAGA